ACCGCATAGCGCATCAATGATCTAGACCCTAAGATCCCGTTCCACATGCCGAAGCACGCGTACACCGGTCTCATTCGGGTGTGGCGGGCAACACGCTTGGCTTTGAACCAACTGACAATCGATACAAGATTTCGTTACCTTGACCGATCCAGAGCGCGCCTTGTTGCCGATGTTCAATTCCTTTCGACCATGAAAGAATATGGGATATCCATCAAGAACTTTTCCCCTGGTGTTACAGGGTTAGCCGCAGTAACCTCGCGGCGGGTCTTACACTACGTCAGAGTGCGAAAAGATTTTTAGTGCAGAGGACGTTCCAGTTTGACTGGCTCTGTAGAGCGTTATTTGGTCACGAACCCCCAACCATCGCAGGTCAGGACTATGTTTCGGTTTTAGATGCACGACGAGAAAACCGTGTAGTTTTTGATAAGGCCTTCGGGCCGGATCGATTCTCACTGGAAGCCAGCTGCTCTTTTCAAAGCCCCAACACCAATGTCGATTGCGTGGTTCGCCAGCTTCTCTCCCAGACTGGGCCCAGCCGCGGAGGGATCGTGATTCATCACGATACTCCCAAGCTTCTGCATGTTGTTCGACAACTTGTTGGGCGGAGTGGACGAGGACACGTTCGGATGAGCGAGCGCTTGGGAAATCACAGGTTCGACAATCGACTTGAGAGCCGGTTGGTGGGGGGCGGGGCCTCCGATCACATTGATGAGACTGCCCGCGAGTTGCCAGTTACAAACAATCTCAATGTCGTACAATTGAGTCGTTGCAGTCCCATTCACCATGACAGCGACCAGGCCCGGATTTGCCGCGTGCAGAGTGGAGAAAATTGGAGTGTTCGCAGGAACCAAACACGCGTCGTGCCAGAAGGCGAGGTCTCCACCGCGGGGCACCCACTTGACGTACATGCCGTCCGAACAATCTCCGTGATCTCGAAACGTCGGGAAAATGGCGAGGCTTGTGACCATGCCTCCAGTGGCCAAAAAGTCCGAATTCGGGACGACGCTAAACACCGCCCCGCCGCGGTTCAGCACAGGAGTGACGTTTCGCATGCGAAGGCCCATCGAAACAAGCTGCCATCGAACGTGTCCAGTCGTACCGTTGTAGGAATAAGGCAACGGCGCGTCGTACGTGAGAAAAGTGCCCCCGGGCGTGCTGAGCTCAATGTTGTAGTTGTTTCCGCTTCCAGGAAGGATGTAGCCAATCCCGGGGGTCGTGGAGGTCGACGTGACGTTGGTGTAAGACCCGGCCAGAGGCCCAATGATCTTGGTCGACGTCGCGGCGTCACCGCTCATGCGAAAAGCACCGGAATGGTAGGCTGTGGGATCCATGATGCCGTGGAGACTCGTGGCAGAGTCCGCAGCTTGGACTTGTTCCATGTGCCCCGGGTACAGAACAACCGTTTGAGTAGTGCTCGTCGCAACGGCAAAACTGGAGCGGGTCACAGTCGTGCGATTGGAAGTTTGGATGAAGCTGGGGGCGGGATTGTAATTGATGGGGCACTTGGCTCCGAGGCAATCGAAAGGGTTGTCGAGAGCGTTCAAATACTCTCCCAACTCTCCTCCCCTAATAGTACGCATAGGGAAGATCTTCTTTGCTTTCGCGACGGCCACCTTCTTCTTCGGCTTCTTTTTCGTCTGAGCGCGAGCAGGCGGCAAAGCCGCACGCGCTGCCCGCTGGGTGTTGGCGTTCATTTCCGACGCCGACTTCTTGGAATTTGATTTCATCATGATTTTATCGTGGTGACCCAGATCATGAACTGGCGACTGTTCATCGTTCGAATGTTGAATTCGGCTGTGCAGTCTGTAGGCATTTAAGCTAGTTGGAACCATAGGGGCAAGCCCTAACCAAGTAGAGAGCCAGGATGACCTGTTCCAAGTCGCAACTTAGCACGCAATTACGCTCTGAGCTGAGATCCCCTCAGTTGTACCTCAGAACTACGGCACATAGGCCCAAGCGTTTTAGCCGATGAACGAACGACCCACTGGGCTGTATCGGAGCCCACCTCAACCATCGCTCGGATGGGATATTCAAAGAGTGAACCTACCTCCTTCCCTAACTCAGAAGGAATTCCTGTAAGTCTACCCGCGCCTGGAGGCTTCAAGCTCCCCCGTATACGTTAGTCTCTGGAACCACACACACCTCACTGGGAGGGCCCTGGGAACGCGCAACTTGGCCGTGGTATTCGTTTTGCGACATTTCGGTCGTGGAAGCTATTAGCTCTTCCAATGAGTTTGTGTCACCTGCCGAACCTTGACGGCAACCGTTTGAGTTGACTGCAAAGTTCGACCTCTAGTTAAACACAAAACTCAGAGAAATAGTTAAGGAATCTCGCCTCTTGGTTTCGGGAAGTACCAAGAACCTCTAACCACCGATACGGTAAATTTCCGCTTGAGAAAGAGAAAAGCGGCGTGCCGGTGGTTTTTCGGTGTAAGCGTTCCAAACTTCACCGTTGAGTGCGCCAAAGCATCTGTTTCGGCACTCGATTGAGACCAACTCTTTGAGCTGTCCCTTCAATCCAGAACCTTCGATGTAGATCTGGGGAACCGGGATCACTGGCACAAATCGGCCTTCGCGCGGAATCAGGCACGTGATACATGTGTCGACCAAGCATCCATTCACCTCGCGACAGCAGGGGCAGCTCCAATGCGGTTCAGACCAAGGTTCCACGAGGGGCACAACGCGTCGAACTGCACGATTCTGGAGATGCTTTGACTTGACAAGGGGGCCTACGAATCCCAGGAATTCGCGGTCCTTCGACAGAGCCCACAGATCAGGAGCCAAGATGACCTCCTGGTCGCCGTCGCCACACTGCATCGTTCGTACCTGCTCCCAATAAGTTTGGACGCCGCGGACATCCCAAACCTCACGAGTCGGAATGGGCCCCGGGGGAGCACGGAGAACCGGGTCGGTGCCTTGCCGCAGAACAAGATCGCCTTTCGACAGGAGGAAGGAAGCCACGACTTTCTGGGTCGTCGTGACACTCGATTGCCAATGACGAGGCTTACGTTGACCGCACCCAGAGAGACCAACAGGGATGAAGAGGTTCCGCCCTGCTGCCTGTGCCTTGATCTTTTGGCGATGAATTCCCAAAAAAGTCTTGAGGACTTTGTGCTCCATCTTCCAGTCATAGCACGAATCCAACAGTGCGGTGACCACCGAAGTCGGGTCGAACACATCCGTCGCGAGCTTCTTCTGGCCCATGAGGAGACCACAATAGAGAGATCCGATCTTGTGGACAGACCATCCGTTCTCGGTCAAACGACAGCGATACGACTGCGAGTTGATGTTCGCGTACTCAGAATGGAAGTAAGACTTACCCACGGACTTTGTGAATTGGAGAGCTTCACAACAGCGCCAGAATTCGTCGTGCAACAATTGAGTCACGAAAGCGAGAAGATCGTCCCCGTTCACGTTGACCGCCTTCTGCAACTCGTCCAGAGACTTCTGAATTCCGAGCCTACGGCATGCCATCACGAATGTCCCAAAAACCTCCAGACTGAGTATAGGAAAGCTGGTCTTCCGGCCCATCTGAGTACCCTGCCTGGAAACCTGGAACATGGCTGGTTTCGGGCCCAACGACTTAGGCCACTTGCTCCAGTTGTACATGAGAAGATGATCCCCGTTGCAGAAGCGATTGACCTTCTTGATCCGTAGAGGCAAGAATTGTTGGAGAGCCTCCAATAACATCTCCCGAGCAACCTTCGGAGTCTTATTGCTCGCACCCTTAAAATCACTCGACATGGCTTTTTTCTCACCATGATCCTCCGCAGCATTCTTCGCGAGATCCTCTACTAGGGTGACAACGGGAGCCTCACCAAGCAGATGAAAAGCGGGGTATCCTTTCAAGATACCATGGACTGTCTTCTGAAACCACGTGGAAGCGAAGTTCACCACCGCCTCCCCAACTCCGATCGTCCTGACCTTGAGGGGTTCTTTCACCGCGACAATTCTGGATATGGGACCTTCCCATTCAAGAGAGTCTAGCTTACTGTAGCCCTCTTGATGATCAGGAGAATTGCCGAGTTTCTGATCAAATTCCTCTTTGGTCATGGGATAGTCCGGCAAGTTGTC